GTGGTTTAATTTCCCTACTGGTACAGATAGATTTGCTAGTAATCAAAACAACTTTCATAAACTGCGTTTATATGCTAGAGGAGAGCAATCAATACAAAAATACAAAGATGAGTTATCAATTAATGGTGACTTAAGTTATTTAAATTTAGACTGGAAGCCAATACCTATTATACCCAAGTTCGTTGACATTGTAGTCAATGGAATATCAGAAAGAACTTTTGATATAAAAGCATACTCGCAAGATCCTTACGGAGTTTCTAAAAGAACCCAATATATGGAGAGCATATTGGCTGATATGAAAACTAAAGAGCTAAATGAATTTGCTGAAGAAGCTTTTGGCATGTCTATATCTACTACGCCTTCAGAACAATTGCCTGAAAGTGAAGAAGAATTACAATTGCATATGCAGTTAAGCTACAAACAATCAGTAGAGTTGGCTGAAGAGCAAGCTATAAATACTATATTAGAAGGAAATAGATACGAACTTATAAAGAAAAGAGTTAATTATGATTTAACAGTTTTAGGTATAGGCGCTGTTAAAAATACCTTTACAAAATCTGAAGGAATAAAAATAGAATATGTAGATCCAGCAAATATAGTTTATTCGTATACTGAGTCTCCATATTTTGATGATATATATTATATAGGCGAAGTAAAAACCATACCTATTAATGAGCTTAAAAAAGAGTTTCCAAATCTTACTGATAAAGAGCTGAAAGAGATGAGCAAGCAAAGCTATCAATCAAAAGGCTTTTATAATAGGAGTTTGACTGAATCTACAAATCTAGATAGAAACCAAGTACAAGTATTGTACTTTAATTTTAAGACGTATGCTAACGAAGTATATAAAGTAAAAGAAACCGCAACTGGGGCTAGTAAGATTATAATTAAAGATGACACGTTTAATCCACCTAACGAATTACTGGAAGAAAGATTTGGTAAAATGTCTAGGCAAATCGAGGTTCTTTACGAAGGAGCTTTAGTTTTGGGATCTAATCAAATGCTAAAGTGGGAGCTAGCGAAAAATATGATGCGACCTAAAAGTGATTTTACTAAAGTAAAAATGAACTACTCGGTCGTTGCTCCTAGAATGTATAAAGGCAAAATAGAATCTCTAGTAGGTAGAATAACTACTTTTGCTGACATGATACAAATAACACACTTAAAGCTGCAGCAAGTTATGTCTAGAATGATACCAGATGGTATATATCTAGATGCTGATGGATTAGCTGAAATAGATTTAGGTAATGGAACGAACTATAATCCGCAAGAAGCTTTAAACATGTTCTTCCAAACGGGTAGTATAATTGGTAGATCAATGACCGCGGATGGCGACATGAATCCAGGTAAAGTACCTATTCAGGAGATACAGAGCGGCTCAGGAGGATCTAAATTAGCTTCACTAATACAAACATATAACTACTATCTTCAAATGATCAGAGATGTCACCGGATTGAACGAGGCGCGTGATGGTAGCACTCCTGATAAAAATGCTTTAGTAGGTGTACAAAAAATGGCTGCAGCAAATTCAAATACTGCTACTAGACATATATTACAAAGTGGGTTATATTTAACTTCAGAGTTAGCTGAATCTATATCTTTGAGAATATCTGATATAATAGAATATTCTCCAACTAGAGATGCATTTATACAAAAAATAGGTGGTCACAATGTAGCTACTTTGTCTGAGATGGCTGACTTACACTTATATGATTTTGGTATATTTATTGAGCTAGCTCCAGACGAAGAAGAAAAGCAAATGCTTGAAAACAATATACAAGTAGCATTATCTAGAAATGGTATAGAACTAGAAGATGCTATAGATATAAGAGAAATTAAAAATATAAAGCTAGCTAATCAGCTTTTAAAAATACGTAGAAAAAAGAAAGCACAGCAAGATCAACTCATACAGCAGCAAAACATACAAGCTCAAGCCCAAGCTAATGCACAAGCTCAGCAAGTAGCCGCTCAAGCTGAAGTACAAAAACAGCAGGCTATGGCTCAAACAAACATGCAGGTAGATCAAAGCAAAATGCAAATGGAGATGCAGAAGATGCAACAAGAAGCTATGCTCAAGAAAGAGTTAATGAATCACGAGTTTCAGTTGAACATGCAGATTAAGCAGATGGAAACCGAAATACTTAAAGAGCGTGAAAAACAAAAAGAAGACCGTAAAGACGAAAGAACTAAAATTCAAGCTACGCAGCAGTCTGAATTAATAGATCAAAGAAAAAAAGAAAGTCCACCTAAAAATTTTGAATCATCAGGTAATGATATAATGGGTGGCGGTTTTGGGTTAAACGCTTTTGATCCAAGATAAGCAAAACAATTTTACAATTTTATAATATTTTATTATGGCTGAAAAAAAGAACGAAGAAGTGATTGAAGAAATCACTGAATCACAAACAGAAAACGTTGTGGAAGACACACAGCAAGAAGAAGTTCAAGAAGAACAAAAACCACAAAACGAAGTGCTTGAAGATGGCACTATTAAGGTTGATTTAAGTGCTTTTAATGAAGAACAATTGACCGAAGATCAACAGGTTGAAGAGCAACCAGTTGAAGAACCGTCAGTAGTAGAAGAGGTTACAGAAGAAGAGCAACAAATAGTTGAAGAAACTGAAGAAACTCCAATACTCGAAGAAATTACTGACGAAGAAGTTGTTGATCGACTTGAAGAGGACATAGAGGAAGCTATTGAAAAAGCAGAAGAGCAAGGAACTCAACTTCCAGAAAACATTCAAAAAGTCATTGACTTTATGGACGAAACTGGAGGAAGTTTAGAAGATTATGTTCAATTGAATAAAGATTACTCAGAAATGAGTGATAACGAATTAGTAGAAGAATATTTTAAAGCTACTAAGCCTCATTTGAGCGAAGAAGAAATATCTTTCATGATGGAAGATCTATACTCTTATGATGAAGATCTTGAAGAAGAAAGAGATATAAAGAGGAAGAAGCTAGCTTTAAAAGAGCAAGTTGCTAGCGCCAAAAGTCACTTAGAGAGTCAAAAGTCAAGATACTATGAAGAAATAAAAGCTGGATCAAGATTAACACCTGAACAGCAAAAAGCGGTAGAGTTTTTCAACCGCTACAATAAAGAAACTGAGGAGACAGCTAAAACAGCTGAGCAGCAGAAAAACGCATTTAAAAATAAAACTAACGAAGTTTTTTCTAACAAATTCAAAGGTTTTGAATATAGCGTTGGAGAAAAAAAGTATCGTTTTAATGTTAATAATGCAGACGAAGTGAAAAACAAGCAATCAGATATTAATAATTTTATCAAAAAGTTTTTAGATGAAAATAACAATATGAAAGATGCTAAAGGCTACCACAAGTCATTATTTACTGCTATGAACGCTGATGCTATTGCGAATCATTTTTATGAGCAAGGCAAAGCTGATGGTTTAAAACAGAGTATCGCAAGATCTAAAAACATTGACATGGATCCGCGAAAATCTCATCAACCAGAAGTAAATGCCGGAGGCATGAAAGTAAGAGCAGTTAGTGGTAGTGATTCTTCTCAATTAAAAGTGAAAATTAGAAAATAACAAATTAAAAATTAAAAATTATGAGTTTTGCAACCGGGGGAGCATTCCCCGCAGGATTAACTCCTGCACCAACCAAAACGTTGTTCGATAAAAACTACTTATCTATCGGAGACAACGACTTTAACTTTACTAAACAATTCTTACCAGAAGTTTACGAGAAAGAAGTAGAGCGATACGGAGATCGTACTATCTCTTCTTTCTTACGAATGGTAGGAGCTGAAATGCCTATGGCTTCTGACGAAGTCGTATGGACTGAACAAGGACGTTTACACGTTGCTTATGACAACGCTAAAATCGCTACAGTAAATGATGCAACTGATAAGACAATAAATATCACTGGTCACGCTATCAGAGCTAACCAAACTATTATTGTTGCTAACGGTGTAACAACTGTACGTGCTTTTGTTAAGTCTGTAGCTACAGATTCTATCGAAGCATTTCCACTAGATGCAGACGATTTCCCATCAGGATTCGTTGCAGCTGGTACAAACCCAGATCTTAAGGTATTTGTTTACGGTTCTGAGTTTGCTAAAGGTTCTGCTGGTATGGCTGGATCAATTGATGCTGGATTCCAAAAGTTTTCAAACAGCCCAATTATCTTGAAAGACAAATATTCAATCAATGGTTCTGATACTGCTCAGATCGGTTGGGTAGAAGTTACAAGTGAAAACGGTGCTTCTGGATACTTATGGTACTTGAAGTCAGAGCATGAAACAAGATTACGTTTCGAAGATTATTTAGAGATGTCTATGGTTGAAGCTGAGAAAGTAACTGCTTCTACTGCAATCACTGACGCTGCTGGTAATACAGTTCGAGGTACTGAAGGTCTTTTCGCAGCTATTGAGTCTAGAGGTCTAGTATTTAACGATCATGACTTCAACAATACTACAGGACTTGATGGTCTTGCTGATTTTGACGTTATTCTACAGGAGCTTGATAAGCAAGGAGCTATCGAAGAAAATATGTTATTCTTAGATCGTGGAACTGCTTTAGCTATTGATAACATGCTAGCACGAGCTAATTCTTACGGAGCTGGTGGTACTTCTTACGGAGTATTCAACAACTCTGAAGATATGGCTTTAAATTTAGGTTTCTCTGGATTCAGAAGAGGTTCTTATGACTTCTACAAAACTGACTGGAAATATCTAAACGATGCAGCTACTCGAGGAATGACTCAAGATATCGATGGTGTTCTTGTACCAGCTGGTACTTCAACAGTATACGACCAAACACTAGGTAAAAACATAGCAAGACCATTCTTGCATGTACGTTACCGAGCTTCAGAAGCTGATGATCGAAAAATGAAATCTTGGATCACTGGTTCTGTCGGAGGAAACTATACTTCTGATATTGATGAAATGAATGTTCACATGCTATCTGAAAGATGCTTATGCGTACAGGGAGCTAACAACTTCATCTTATTGAAAGACACTACTGTCTAAACAACAATGTAAATAATTACCCTCGTTTAAATAACGGGGGTA